TACAGATAATTTATTCCATATTTTATCAGGTCTATTCATACTAAAACCTCTGTAACCGCGTCTTCGTAAATAATACAATAGACGAGGTTTGTTATTCTCTGCAAGTATAGGCATACCATAAAATACTAACGCCATTAAAACATCTTCAAAAAATATCTCTGCGGTTTGTGGTCTAGCTATATACTCTAAAAAGAAGTGCTCCGGTGGAACATCTTCCATTGAAAATTTTGTTTTACCGTGCAGTGAACCCTTTGATCCTTTTTTATCAACGGTTCCTGATATATCGTAAGGGTCACACCCGAAACACCCAATGTGTTCATTACCTGGACACTTAACCCCATTCTTAGTTATTACATTGTTTTGTAAATTTCTACTTGGAATCCAAGTAATATTAAATCTACCGTTTTGATCTGGTATAAATTCAACACTAGTATCTTTTACGCCGTCTCGCCACTGAAACCTACCTTTTGTTATCAAAGTTGATTTATATGGCTCTCCGTTAAAATCAATTTGAGAATATATTTTACTTAAGTTAAATAAACTGTTTTTAGCCTCATCTCTGAACGCATGATCCTCTGTACGGGGAAACTGCCTATAAAACTCATTTAACGCGTCCTGGTCGTCCTTAAGTGCGTCTGCTTCGTTGTTCCAGTAATCTATTATACCTATTTTAATGCGATCGCCATAATTTGACATTATTGGCTCGTCTGGTGTTTCAAAAACCGGTATACCGTACTTATCCATAAACCCTTCGTAGTTCCATTCCATTGGAATAAAGAAACTATATAAACCAGACTTGGTTTGACCGTTGGCGTTTCGCTTTGTTACATCTGAATCGTAGTAAAGCTTTCTAAAGTTTTCGCCTCCTTTATCTAGTGAGTTTGATGTGCTTCCCATCATACACTTACCGACTACCCTACTACCAAGTCGTAAACAAGTTTTTGTTACCCTCCAGTTATTTAAAATATTCTCAGGTCTTTCCCATTTACCAGATTCATCGTGAACTAACAACGCTAGCTTTTCACCGTCATAAGAGTTATCAGCAGTGTTCTTCCAGTCTATTGTTGTGTCAAGACCTTCTAGCTCTTCATCCTCAGCCTTTGCCTCTATCTTTCTTCTAGTTAGTTTAGATGCAGGTACTCTATACGACAGTTCAGTTTTTGGTCGATCCATACCATCCTGTATAGGTTTGAAGAAGAAAGGATAATTGGTCGACATAGGCACAACCTTGTCGGTAAAGAGTTTTTTGGCATCTGGCCCTGTTTTAGATAATATTCCAAATCTTTTATCACTTGATATAGTTGCCATGTTAACCGTTTCCGAAGCAGACATAAAAGAAAACCCAGAACGTCTGTTCTTTAAGTAGCACATACCATAAGATCTTTTATCAGCTTTGCAGGCTTCCCAGAATATATAGAATAACCTGTTGGATTCTCTAAACTCTGCATCCCCTACATCAATCTTAGTCCATTGCAAGTACATGTAGTGAGAGCCTGTTATATAGGTGTCTACGCCATTGTTTTTAAACCAGAATCCACTCTCGCGTTTTTCAAACTCTTGATCAATATAATCTACAAATTTGTTTTTAAACTCTTGTGGGTAGTCTTTCCAATCAAATATAGTTTTGATCTTATCAAACTCTTTCGGCTTGTGCAACCTCTCCCAGTACTGCTCTTCTTTTTTATTAGATCTAGCGTGTACTTTACTTGGTTTCTTGGGTAACGCTACTTTAAGGTTCTGTATTTCATATATATCACCTATTTGCCCAGTTGTGCTTATAACAACTATATCTTCTTCTTCATTGTAGCCATACTCCCAGCGCTTTGCTTTGTTGTACCTATGCAACTTATTTTGGTTGATTGGCTCAATAATTCTATATAAGTTTTGCTCGTACATTACTTTTTAGATCTCCTTTCAGCAAAACCTTTAAACGTCTTATCTTCTTTTACCTCTTCTTTTTGCTTGCCATCAAGGTTAGCGTCTTCTTCTTCGATGCGCTGAAGTATCTCAAAAGCATCGAATATGGCTAGCTTTTTTGTTGCTGCTGCGTTTTTAAGTCTATCTGCAGAAACATCCTCATCTGTATCTACAATAGCCTCTTGTGCAACTTTAATCAACTCTTGAACTGCTATTCGCCCAGCTTGGATTATATTCTTCCTGGTCTCCCGTGTATTCATATTTAACTGAAATATCATTAGTCTTAGCTCTGTACACTCTTTCACCATTAATAATAAACTCAAACTGGCTAAACTTGCCAATACCAACCAAGTCGCCGGCTTTAACTCCAAGTTCATTTAACTGTCTATTGTCATATAATAAAAAACCAATTAACTCGTTTTCACTTGAAGTAGCAAACTTGTCTTTGTTTTTTATTGGCTTAACAAAGCAGTAACCAGGTAATGCTTGCCAAGATTCATCTTTTTTATAAGCATAAACCTGATCAGGCGTGCAAGAATATTTATCATCAGATATATAACTAGAGCTATTTTTTTCTATTCCTCTGACATCATGCCAACGTCTAAATACATTATGGTGTATTAAAACCTTATCTCCCGGATTTACAGGGGTAGGGGTAGCTATTGGCGTTGAAAGGACTGTAGCCTCTCTATTTACAAACTGATGATTAAATATTTCTGTATTAACTATTAGTTCTTTATCACCGACTTTAACCTCATTGTTGTATCGAGATTTTACCGGTGAAACAATATAATCAAATATTGAGTGCATTAATATTCTAAGTTGTATTCTACAGCAATACCCATGTTTTTATTAAAATCTTTCCAAGGCTTTATATCTTCCCCTTCTTTTATAAAAACACAGAACTTGTCGTACTCTTCTACGATGTCACAAATAATGTGTCCCCCGTAAACTTCTTGCCCAACAGAATAATGCATCGCATTATCTTTATATTCTTTACCTATACTTATCTTACGTATTAGTTTCATTTTCCACTTCTTTAATTGATCCGTCGTTGATGTTAATACTTACATCACCATACTTTTCTCTAAGATCATCTTGAAGTGTTTTAAACTCATGCTCTAACGTTACAAAGTGGTGCTGCATTGAATGCTTTTGAATTTCTATTTCACCAATTCGTTTTTTAACGTCATTAATTTCACTTAATTTAGATTGTAATGAAGTAAGTTCTCCTTCGTTAATTTTTCTTTCTACTTTTTTCATTTGATTTAATTTAATTGATTATTATTTATTTTATATATACGCTACCCAAACATCTGTAGATATTGCTTTCAATGTTAATGTACCATACTGTGAGCCAATAGATATGCTACCACTACCACCATTCAAGCTTACCCCAGATCCTGGCGCTACACTAAGCGCACCCGAACCACCACGCATTATTTTAATTTCTGTTCCATCAGCAAATGGCTCGCTAGAGGCTGGATCAATAGTCACAGTGACTGGGCTGGCACTATTAGAAAACAAGAATACACCTTCGTGCACACTATCTTGTAAAGTTATAGCTGTGTTCGTGTCTACAACTGTTGGTTTTTTAGCAATAATGTTTTGGTTGCCCGCTATAGTGCCTGACATTTCGCCGCCAGCTAATGGTAGTGCTACCGCGCCTGCAGCTGCTCCGTTAGTTACTGTAGCTACTGCGACTGAATTAATAGTGCCTACGGTAGTCACCCCAGCGTTATCTATAGTAACATCTCCAGACATTGCTACCCCTGTAGATACATTTGATGCGTTACCCACAAATATTTGCCCTGAGTTTAGTGTTGTTACAGCGCTACCGTAATCTGGTATATTTAAAGTACCAGCAACCAAAGTAGCTACTCCGCTAGTTCCGGTTGTTGTTAATGCGGTAAACCCATCTCCCCAGTCTAATACACTGCTTCCTTGGCTAATTAGTATTTGCCCAGCGCTACCTGTTGTACTAGGGAATGTTAAAGCTGTACCTTGACCGGTCAGAATATACTGCTTTAGTGTATCTACTTTAATATTTTTAGTTGACAAATCAGCATCGGTAGAAACTAATTTTTCATCGCCGGTTAGTGTACCGTCTATGCTTATGTCTTTTATTCTTGCCATTTTTTATGTGTTTATTTGCAAATATAGTTATATTTCTTCTTCAGGCTGGAACTCGTATTTCCAATTATTGAAAGCGTCAGGGGTTGCGAACATTGTAACCTTGTTGTCGTCTATTAGCTCTGTGCTTTCTATACCTGTGTAGCTAGTAATTGATTGATCTTCATTGTATCTTACAAAGTCCCAAGTGATTGCTGTGTTAGGTACAACGTAGGTGTTATCTGTTATGTATCCGTAATAATTCATTAGTGTGAGCTTATATATGTTCCTGAGAAGTTGTTAAGTGTTAAGTCGTTTGTACCTGCACTACCGCTATTTGGTACAGTAGTGTCTCCGTTGTTAATGTCAAATTTATACCAATACTTAGGTGTTGCCCCTAAAACAGCTACAGGGTCTGCACCGTCACCTCCGTTATAAAGGTATT